CTCTTTAACATTTCAATCTTTTGACGGGTTTCGTCGCTCCTGCCGCCTACGGCCTCTATTTCAAGTGCAAGTATTTCGAGATGGTCAATCATTTCTTGGGTTTTTGCATCAGCGCTAAATGTAGATAATGACTTTTTGAAATTCTCCATTTCCAATTCCGCTGCTCTTTGTTCATGATAATGGTTGATAGTAACATATGTTAATGCACCAAGAGCAGCCGCCACCAACCCGGCAGGCGTCAAGAGGGCAGTAAATGATCTATATGCAAGTATTTCAACAACCGTTATGAGGTCTTTTATTTGTGTTATCAACTTCCCGGTCTGGACAGCAGCTATAATCATCTGCGCAGTATAGTAAGACCCAATTGCCACCGATGCCGCAATAAGCGCCTCTTTTAGATCATATATAATTGATACGCATGTTTTTGCTGCTTTCCAGAGATTATCGATTGATCCGACCGCTACGGCAAAGCCAGTCTTGATGTTGTCTGCCCATCTGGCAATATCCCCCGATGCTTTTAATTCCGCCAGCGTCCGTTCCCACGATTTGAATTTTTCAATTGTGCCTTCTACGAGGATGCCCAGAGCCGGGCTGAACAGCTCGCCGAATTTGAGCTTTACCTCCTCGATGAATCTCGGCAGGGATGTCATGAGCTTGCCTACCGTCCCCATAGCGGCCCCATATGAGCAAGCAATATCCTTTCCTCTTTCAAGCACAAGATTTAAGGCTATTTGCTGTTTTTCTTGTGATGATAATGATTCTGCTGTCCTGCCTGCCGATTCAGCAAATTTTTTATACGCAGATTCGAATTCGACTGTAATGCCGACAGTGCGGAGTATCTCCGGCTGTAGTGTAGTAATGCCATGCAACAACCTCTGAAGCGCTTCGGATGAATTGATATTGCCGATGGTCGCTGCATCCTGGGCGACACGGGCAAGTTCCTGCGATTTTGTCAAATCAAGATGCGCCTGCATCATGCGGATAACCGATTGTTGTGCCTCCTGCGTTGTGATGCCCATCTTTCGCACGCCTTCAGAGTATGCCTCAACTTCGGCCTTACTATACCCGGCATTTTTTCCCACAGTCTGCATTACAATCCCCAGGGTTTCAACACGGGCGGCAAGCGTTGCTGATTCCTTTAATGTTTCAAATGCCTTGAATGAGGCATAAAGTGTTGAAAGGCTTCCAATAAGGCTCCTGAATGTGCCGTTAAGTGAGGGCAGCGCAGATGTCAGTTGTTCGGCGGATGATTTGAGGGTTTTCATTGCGTTTTCCGTCTTCTGCAAAACCTGTATCGCACCCTGCCCATCCGCTGTTATTACTAAATNNGCTATACTCCTTATTATGATAACCGCCTTAATATCAGGCTTGATTGTGTTTGCTTTTATGATCGGAGGATTAGGGCTTATTATAGCATCTGAATGGTTTTTCGGTATCCTGTGCATAATCATCTCCGTAATAATCTTTCGTAAGATATAGCGATTTTCTCCATTTCATCCTCCAGAATACCTATATCAAGCCATTCCTGAAGCGATAAATCGTTTGCAGCAAACGGATACCCTGCCTTTTTAAGTCTCCACAAAAACCATACGTGAGTAAACCATTCACTCGGTTCATACGGTTTGGCACCATCGCACTCCGCACACTTTATGGCAAGAAGCTCCCCGGAGGATTCCACACACTTTTTCTTTTTCTCTGGTGTGCATCTTGCTGAGAGCCTCCTTAGCTCCTCACCAAAGGGGGGATATCCTCCTCAACTACTGTCTCAATCTCCACGTCTGTATCTGACGCCACACGAGCGCCCTCAAAAACAACAGTTGCAAAAGTGGATATAATATCTGATGCTGTTCTTGCAAGAAGACCCTTCCAATCTTCATAATAATTCGGGCTTTCAGGATCCGATGAGATAGGCTTTCCCTTGACACCAAAATCGCCTTCTCGAAATCCTGTTAATATGGCAAGCCCCAAATCAAGTTTAATCTTCGGATTCATAATCAACTNNCCTTTTGTAGAGCTTTGACTGATACTCGACCTCTTCCTGGGTGGTCGGGTTGCGGTAATACAGTTCTATTTCAGTGCCTGATCTGGCATCGTTTATTATCATTTTGTTCCTTGCCGATACGTCTAAATCTCTCATGTGTCCTCCTTTTTAGCTTTGGCTTATCTTTATCTCTCCGTTTCCCGCTGACAGCGTAGGATGGGCCGTAAATGAAAGGGCATATGTTGCCATACCCTCCCTGCCGCCTAATTTTGGAGGAGCGATCACCGTGTTGCTTAATGTGATTACATACTGATTGCCGGCGGATGACCCGATGGTTGCTGTTATTGTCCCTGCATCTCCATCCTCCCAGAGGTCAAAGGGGTTGAAACTTGAAAGCGCAACAAGTTCAGGGTCTACGCTTCCCTCAACGTCACGCCCTACAATGCTATAGCGCAGTATGCCGTTGGTCGAGTTTGCAGATAATCTTTTTGCAATTTTATTTTTGATTGTTACCTCAAAATTGCTTATTATCCCTGCGTATGAATGCACCGTGAATGTCGCACTGTTGAATATCGGCGGTTTAACGCTTGTGGCCTCATATGTCGGGGATGGGAACGACACATCTGTTATGCTTGCCTTTCCTCCCCATAGTCCCAATAATGAAAATTCAAGGGTTGCAATTTCATTCGCTTTTGCGGATAGCTTGATGCTTTCCGCCATGCATCCGAGCACCTTCCAGAGTATGCCGTCCTGGTAGAAATATATTGTGCAGGATTCACCATCTGTTGAGCTGTTGGGGTCATAATCAACGTATGAGCCACCGATTGATTCTGTGAGGTTGGCTGCACGAAGCAACGCAGCTATTCTCGGCGGTGTTGTTGCCGTGCCAGAGCCTCTGACTTCTACAGGGAATGATATTTTTACACCTTCACCGAGAGGCACTTTCTGAAGCGAGCCAAAATATGGCAGCATAACTTTTCTTTCCCTGCTTGCATCAACGATTTCGATGTTGACTTTTCCAACAAGAAGAGCGTTTGCAGACACAGTAGGTGTTGGGTCACTTCCATATGCTGTCTCTACCTTAGCCAGAATTAATTGTTTTTCTTCAAGACTCATTGTTTGCCTCCCTCTTGTCTATATTTGGCACAAAATCTTGTTTATTAATATCATAACGATATGTGCCAGGCTGTCTGTCCATGCCTGTTACGGGCGTCCCCAATGTTTCTGGATCTTCCTGTTTTGTGCATTTTTTTCCGAGCCGTTCAGCCATAGCCTCATCGTTTAGATTCTCTTTTTGTAAATTGCCTTTTGCTACCTTATATGAACCTGGTTGCCTGTCCATCTGTCTATACCTCCTTACTTTTTTTTGCGGGAGGCTCTACCGATAAACCCTCCTNNTGCCTGTCCATCTGTCTATCCTCCTTATTTATGTCGGCACGTCGAGATAGTGCCGGGTTCTGAATTTCACCACATAGCTTATTACGCCGTCTGCATAGTCTACTAATTCCCTGGACATACATACGAATGGTTCAATGTCGTTATTTTTAAGCTGACTGCCTTCTATAGCGTCCCTTACGGTATCAATCAGTGAATATATGCTGTTTGCCGCTGTTTTCTCTGATGATAGATTTTTAACGGACACCAAGCATTCATATTCTGTCCAGTAAACCGGTCTTGGCTTGCTGCCTGTATTTGTATCACCCGCAAAATAGACAAAACAGGCAGGATAATTCAGCGTAACAGGCGGCTTTTTCCTGCCCAGAGATTCAACGAGACGGAAGATTTTGTTTTCGTCTTCGTCTTTCAACGCTGCTATTGTGGCTATGATGTCGTCTTCGATATCCGCTATGGTTGCCATTAAAAGCCTCTCATCTTTGCCATAGTAAATATCCTGTCACTTTCCGTCTTGTTGCATTCGGCGTATGATGCCCCTGTTGACGCTGTGGGCTCAGGAGTTTCACCTATGGATATTGTGCCTTTTGCTATACCTTCCAGTTGTCTGATGGCATTTTTGTACCGCTCTGAGCGGGTTGCGGGGATAGTTTCAATCCTTCTGGAATACAGGTTGTATATGGCGATATCAACGGAACATTTTTTGATAATATCGGGGACAGCGACGAAGGGCACGGAGTATCTTCCCCCGCAATAACTGTCAATCTCAGCGTCCGCCTGAGTTATTGCCTCGGATACCCTCGCTGCGACCTGCGCACCTGTTCCCTCATCATCAGTCAAATCAACTACGTCACTGGCGGGTAACATCTTTTCTATGTCTGTTTGTGTGGAGTATGCCATTAGTGGTTCTCCTGTATATTTTTTACCTTTTCATAGGTTCTTAATCCACCCAGTCAAAGCATGGCAAAAAGTACTGTTATAAGGCTTC